TGTATCGGCTGCTGCCAATGTGGAAGATTTATTAGAGGATGATGAAATTCCATTTTAAATAATTTAGTTTGACCCCATACGTTGGAGAGATGTGTGGGGTTGATTTCCTGAAACAATTTTGTAAGGCGGCAAAATGACAAATTTTAAGAGGGCGTACTGGGGCGAATATAGTCCACACATAATAAACGCACTGAACCTAAAGAAGGTTACTGCTGGTGAATACCACGGTTCCTGCCCAAATTGCGGTGGTAAGGATCGGTTCTGGATTAATGAATTTAACGGAGATGTGAAGGTACAGTGTAGGCAGTGCAATGATTTTAAGGCAATTACACTTATCTTACAGGATCAAGGCTTATGGCCAGAGCGAGAAAATGGTTTCACCGCAAAGGAAGTAGAGTGGCCTAGTGTCTCAACTCAACATCCCTACCTCGCCAAGAAAAAAATAGCGCAACATAATGCATTAATAGACGGAGACACGCTGGTCATACCTATTAATAATTATCTAGGTAAGAAGGTCGGAACCCAGACGATTACCCCTGACGGAACCAAGAAGTTCTCTAAGGCCATGCCAGTCATTGGCAACTTTAGTGTTTTAGGCGGTACGATTACGGACATAGCTTATATTGCTGAAGGGTGGGCGACTGCCGCATCGATTACTGAGGCCACAGGTAAGCCAGCCGTGTTTGCCCTAAACGCCAATAACATTACGGAAGTCATTACGAATTTAAAGATAGCCAAGCCAAATGCTCAATTTATTGTGTGCGCCGATCACGATGACGCAGGGATTAAAGGTGCAGAGAAGGCGAGGGCTGATCACGGCACGAAATACATGCTACCACCGAAGGGCATGGATTATAATGACCTTTGGGTAGCTCAAGGTGCAGAGGCTGTCGTAAACTTCCTGACCCCGAAGAGGTTCCAGGACACAGTATTCTGGGCAGATGACGCTCGGCCAATACTCACAAACAATTACCTGATAAAAAATTGGCTAGGAGCAAATCAACTGAGTTGTCTTTACGGTGCGTCCAATACTGGTAAGTCTTTCCTAGCCCTAGATATGGCATGGCACATTGCCACTGGCAGAGAGTGGAATGGAAATAAAGTTATTAAAGGTGTTGTGCTTTATATGGCAACAGAGGGTGGCAACAGCTTTCGCAATAGGGTTTACGCACTTAAAGAACATTACGGCGATGAGAATGCACTCTTAGCCGTCAGGCCAAGTCCAGTCGATATGTTTAACAGTGACGTTGATCTGCCCACGTTGGAGAACTTATGTAATGAGATTCGAGATGAGAAGGGCGAGATCGCACTGATTGTTGTGGATACACTCTCCAGAGCAATGGCAGGGGCTAATGAAAATACATCGGAAGACATGTCCCAATTTATAAAGAACTGTGACATACTTAGGAATATCTCGAACGCCCATCTTCTTATTGTTCATCACACTGGAAAGGATACTGCTAAGGGCGCACGTGGGTCTAGTGCATTGAAGGCCGCATTAGACACAGAGATAGAGTTAGACGTTCAGCAAGATAGTGGTATCAGAACAGCACTCTGCACGAAACAAAGAGATCTAGAGGGTGGCGCGGCATACTCATTCAGGCTGAACGTGTCAATCCTTGGCGTTGATCCAGATGGAGATGATATCACCACAGTAGTTATTGCGAAATGTGACGCTGAGGAACTGGAGGAGGCCAAGAAGAAAATACCCAAAGGTAAGAACCAGAAACTGTTCTTGGAGTGCTTTAGGCAACTCAGGTCAGATAAGGTTGGGCAACCTAATCCTGGTGGAACTGGGTGGCCAGAGGTTAACAGCTACTGGGTCATTCAGGAGGAAGATGTGCGTGAACATTTCTCAGGAAAGTTCACTGGATCGAACCACAGAAGTGCTTGGAAACAGACTTTGGAGGCCATGATTTCAGGTGACTTTATGTGTATGAATCAGGGCCAACTTTGGCTGTTGGCAAAAGAGGGAAAAGTATGAAAGCGTATGAAAAGTTGGGTGTAATGAAATCAATGACTTACGGGTGTGTTTCATACGTTTCATACGCTTTTCATACGCTTGTTCATACGCGTATGAATTGTAGGAATTATATATAGTATAATTCCTACTTCATACGGAACCGCAAAAAGGGGGTTATAGAGTGAGTAAGACGGAAGATATAAGGCCAAGGTTTAGGAAGGTGAAGGGTACAGATAATTCAAGGATCTTCTGGCATCCCTGTTCGGTGTGTAATGAAACCAATGCTGAATTTGGTATCGGGGTAAATATATTAAATAATAAATTTGGGACGTGGTTCTGTGCAGAATGTAAGCCACACGATTATTATACAAGGAAACACAAATGGTGAAGGCAAGTAAACTTTTGATTGATGCATCTAAGTTGGTGGACGGAGATCGGCGTAGTTCATACGGAACTCCTGAGCAGAGCTTCAAGAAGTTATCCAAACTTTGGAGTGCTTACCTCGATGTGGAAATAACAGCGCACGATGCCTGTGTGATGATGACGCTTTTAAAAATTAGCAGATTAGCGTATAAGCCGAATGAAGATAGTAGCACCGACGGGGCGGCATATTTATGTCTGGCCAGCGAAGTGTCTAAAAGCTAACCCCTCACGTCATGGTCGCCTCTATGACGCTGTTTCTCCCAGAACCGAGGGGTAGACTGACCCCTGACTCAAATTGAGTTGGGGGTCTTTTTTATTTATTTCACATTTAGTGCTTGACAGTGCTAGTGATTGCTATTATATGTTATTTATAGAAACAAACAAGGGAGAAATAAAATGCTTACTTCAATAAATTTTAAAACGGCAAATATTATTTTTGATTTTGGTGATGATTGCTACGCAGTACAACACCTTAACACAGGTTACGTTGGCATTTACGCAAAAGATGAAGATGATTTGCTACAGATTAGTGATCGTTTAATTAAAAACCCAAATAAAACAGGTAAAGAACTTGCATTAAATTTATGGAAGGGAGAAACACAATGAAAAATATCGTAAATAAAATCGCAACTTTAAAGGCTGAAATTGCTAAATTAAGTAAGGAAGAAAAAAGTCTTACGGAGCAATTAAAAGCTCAAGGTGCTGGAACTTACCAAGGCACAGAACATTACTTGGTTATTTCAGAAGTCACTCGTGAAACTCTAGATATGAAAGCCGTAAGATCAAAATTATCTAGGCAGTTCATTACCGCAAATACCAATGTAACACATTCTCTCACAAGCAGAATTTACGGGTATAGCCAGAAAATGGCGGCGTAACGATATGTACGATATACCAGTCGTCAGGCCACCATTAGAATCTAGAATTAGGGCAATGATCCTGACGTATGACGCATTCCATCAGAGCTACTCCGATTCAAATAGAAAAAGAGTGCTGGCTCAAATGATAAACTTATTAAAGGAGGTCGATAAAAATGGACATTAATTTAATAAATTTTATACTTGTTTTTCTTATAATATTATTTCCATAAATAAATAAAATCAGCCTCACTTCGGTGGGGCTTTTTTTATTTTACATTTAATGATTGACAGTGATAGTGATTGCTAGTACTTATTATTTATAGAAACAAACAAGGGAGAAATAAAATGAAAAAATTTTTAGTAATACTTTTGGAAAAAAACAATACTCAAGGTAGTTACACATATTTAAAAATTCTTGCTAGTGGTAAACAAAAAATTAAATCAATGTTCAGTTTAGATTATCACATAATAGAAATAGATAAAATTTAAACAAAATCAGCCTCACTTCGGTGGGGCTTTTTTTTTGTGAAATAACGTGTATATTAGAAAAGGTAAGGGAGAAAATAATATGGACAACGATGATTATAAATATAAATACTTTAAAGACATAGTTAAATATTGGTCTGAAGAATCTGGAAAAATTGAAGCGAAGGCAAGAAGTTTTACGACAGCAGTTCCCAATTCAAATGTTGTAATGCAAATTGGAAAGGCTCAAGGAATACGAAGAGTTATTCGTGATGTTGAAGACCTTATCTGGGAATTAGAAAGATGAATGACGAAAAAAGAAAATTAGGCAGACCAAGATTTGAGATAACTCCAGAAGTTCTGCAAGAAGTCGAAGAGATGGCAGGACGTGGATTAACCGTCAGCCAAATCGCTTCCTGCTTAGGTATTTCACCATCAACCTTCTATCTTAAACAGTCTGAGTTTTCGGAGTTTTCGGATACTATAAAAAAAGGACAGGCAATTGGCCTCAGTAAAGTAACCAATAAGCTATTTGAAAATGCTGCTGTCAAAGGCGACAATGTCGCTATAATTTATTACCTAAACAACAGGGACAAAGACAACTGGTCGAACAGGCAGGAGATTGCAGCCACAATCGAGCAGAAACATGTCATAGACCTTACAAGGATACCAGATGACCAACTTGAAT